TTCTACCTGGAATATTGTAAAGTCCAGCTTGATTCTTACCTACTTGAGGATTTGGTTGCCTAACTATCGTTATAAACGGCATCTTGATATTCTTATACTTATCAGCATGTTGCCAAGTCTTACTAAACTCGGCCCACCTTTGAAGTGTTAAGAATATCACAGGAACTTTCTCACCTTCAAGAGCTAACTCCAAATCCTTATCAACAAAATCGATAAATGATTTATCCATATCTTCATATGATACACCTCTAGGTAAAAACGTACCTCCCTTAGAGAAATCTTCAATAAGCTCCTCTCTTCTAGCTACACCTGTCTTAGGTTTAACTATCTTAACATTTTTTCTAAATCCATGTGGAAGTGCCATAATAATTTTATATATTTTTAAAGTCCACGAAATTCATTTTCGTCAACCGATGAACACTTAACTGTTCTATATGCACCCTTATAGCCCATAATTGTATGCTTATTATCGTAATTCTTAACCCCGTCATTAACAACTGAGAAAAACCTTACCTCCGTTTCACTAACTGGATAACCAATATAATCCCCATAACTCAATTGAACATCTAATTCCGCTAATTGTGATTCATATATCCCAAAAAATAAATTACCATCCTGTATATATCTAAGACTACTAGAATTAGAATTATACACCATATTCTCAGCCTCTTCAAGCGTAGGTATAACTCTCAGTTCAACAGGTGGGAAGAATTTTATATCATCCTTAGCTGCTTCACCATATAAGTCATCAGAAGCGGTATTCTCTCTATCAACTCTATAGAGTATTACAACGAAATTACCATCACCTTCCAAAGATTCACGCCCCATACTTATCTCTAAATCGAAGTCTTCATTTGAAAAAAACTTGTTTATTCGGTTTATAGGTATTCGATTCTTACTCATCTTTATTATTATTATTATTATTACTATTATTATGTTTTTTTATATATTTATTAATTAGTTTATTAGAACACCCATAAATCCTACCTATCTCAACTTGCGTTAACCCTTCATTTAAATAATTATTAATATCATTAATATTTAAATTATGCTTATTAGATTTTACTTTGTTAATATTATACTTCCTTAGGTTATTATTTATTACATCTCTACTACAACCATAAATAGTTGATATTTCTTTAATCGTCATATTATCTTTAATGAACATAGACCTCAACTCAGATTCTTTAATTTTAAATTTAAAGTTGGGGTTATTTTCCCCAGCAAAAGTACCTTTCTTTTTAACCTTTTCACTCCTTTTAATAATGGTGTCATCTGATAACTTTTTACCAAACATTGGATTTTTATTACCTATATTTTTTTCTCTTCTTTTTTGTTTAGTTTCCTCACTTTGTTTACACCCTAAACACCCATCACCACCTTCCGACATATTATACCCGTCATTAATTACATTAAGTTCTTTAATCCAAAATTTTTCTTTCTCATCCAGTTCAAATTTAGTTTTACATTTCTCTAATATCTTCTTCTTAAAATTTTCTTTACCATATTTTTTAATAGCTCGCTTAATTATAGTTCCAGAGCCTAAATATTCTGGATTATTTTTAGAATCTTGACCTACATAAAGTTTACCATTTATAAGATTTATCGTCTTATAAATTATCATATCATTATTTGGTTCTCTAGGTCCTCCCATATCTTTATAGATAAATATTTAGAAATAAGTAATAATGCCAAAAGACTTGATTTTTTATTGAGCGGAGCGTAAAACCCACCCATCGTTTTTACGTGGGTGGGATGTAAGCGACAAAGGCGGCAATTAACCTTGACTTAAAATGTATTGACGAATTGTATTTGGACTTGCTTCACCTATTGAACAAACGAAGTAACCAGAACTCCAGAAAAGATTTTTGTACCAATACTCTCTACGGAGTAATGTTGGGTGTAGTAACCATATTTGTTTAGTAGATTGTTGTTTTAACCTACGGACAATTTGAGAGATAGATAATCTTGGAATATAACGGATGAGAAAATGTATATGATTAATATCTGACTCAAATACTTCTACACTAAAATCTGAGTTATCTATAATATTGTTGAATATTGTGTACATATCATCTTTAAGTTGATTAACCAATAATGGTTTACGATATTTGGTAACTAGAATGAGATGTGCTTTTAAGTAATGTTTTGAATGATTTGTAGAAATGTAGTTTGATTGCATAATGTAGTATTTAGTTTAAATTATTTACAACCAAAGACGGAATGATTTAAACTAAATACGGTATTAATTAAATAAATTTTAACCAAAACTTGATATTTAGATAAAATAATTGTAACTTTACAGAAGTTTAGACTATTTAATAATATATGCTTAAAGGATACAAATACAGAATATTTCCAACGGATGACCAAAAAGACCAATTACAAAGGTATTTTGGTGTGAATAGATTGGTATATAATCTTGGTTTAGAAACTAAAACTGTTGCGTATGCTTCAAATAAAACATCAATATCTAAATATGATTTAATCAAACAACTACCCGAATTAAAAAAAGAATTTGATTACATAAAGGAATGTCCAAGTCAAATTTTACAACACAGTTTAATAAATTTAGATACAGCATACCAAAACTTTTTTAAAGGTAAAGGGCAGTTCCCTAAATATAAAAATAGATATTCTAAACAATCAATTACATTTCCACAAGGTTATGAAATATCATTTAAGGATAATACTATTAAGCTACCTAAATTAAAAGAGGTTGCTATTGATTATCATAGAGAATTTAAAGGAACACCCAAAAGAGTAATATTAACCAAGACCGTAACTGGTAAGTATTTTGTATCTATTTTAGTTGATAATGAGAAAGAAATACCTAAAAAGAAAACAATTAAAACAAGCACAAGTGTGGGAATTGATTTTGGGATTAAAGATTTAGCCATCACTTCTGATGGAGTTGTGTATGAAAATAAAAACTTTTTTAAATCACAACAGATAAGATTAAGAGTTGAACAAAGAAGCCTAGCAAGAAAAGTAAAAGGAAGTAGTAATAGAGAAAAACAAAAATTAAAGGTAGCATTATTGCAAGAGAAAATCCGTAACCAAAGGACTGATTATTTGCATAAAATATCTACTGAATTAGTGAATACTTATGATACAGTTTGTATTGAGGATTTAGCAGTTTCTAATATGGTTAAAAACCATTGTTTAGCAAAGGCAATATCTGATATGGGTTGGGGACAATTAAGAACAATGCTTGAATATAAATCTGAATGGCAAGGTAAAAATCTTGTTGTAATAGGAAGGTTTGAACCGAGCAGTAAATTGTGCAATGTTTGTGGAAATATCAAGAAAGACCTTAAACTTTCAGATAGAACATATAATTGTGATAAGTGTGGACATTCGGAAGATAGAGATATTAATGCAGGTAAAAATATAATGAATTTCGGGATTAGGGACAATCCTGCAATCGCTAAAGTAGTACATTAGTACACACTTTGATTACGAAGCCCACAAATCGTTTTTACGTTTGTGGGTAGTTCACTGAGAATTACCTATACTTAGACATAATAAATAAAGTAAATAATTACAATAGATTGATGGATTTGGGAGATATTAAAGGTAGAGGTGTTCTTACTGTTTTAGAGGATTACACGGGTAAAAACCCATACATAAAAAAACTTAAAAGAAAATTAAGTGAGAATGGTAAATTATCATTAACTACCACACAAACAAACTACATACTTAATAATCATAACTTCGAACCTGTGATTATTAATAAGGTTGTTGGGATAACTGAATACCTAGGTAATGAATTAAAGACCTCTGAAGCTCTTTCATTTGTTCCCGAAAGGATTCTTATTGAATTCCTATTAGCTGACAACGATAAGACTTACCACATCTACGGTAAATTAAAGAGAAACCAAGAAAAGTCTAGGATGTACTTCCTTCCTAAGACACAAATACTTGACGACTTCTTATTTGAAGAAAAAGATGTTGATGTTGATTTCGAACACTACGAGTCGTTAGATACAATGGTATTAACTGACGGGACAGTGGGTAGAAAGTTATATGACATACAAAAGGCTGGTATTAAGTTTCTTTTATCTAGAGATGGGTGTCTATTAGCTGACGACATGGGTGCTGGGAAGACGATACAGTCTGTTATTTCAGCATTAGAGTCTGGAGCTAAGAAAATACTTATTGTGTGTCCTACAGCAGTTAAAATCAACTGGCAAAGAGAGATTAGTTACTTCGGTTGTGATGATACTACTATTATATCTGGTAAGAAATGGGATGATAGTGCAAAATTTACAATAATCAACTTTGATATACTCAAGAACTTTCATACGGTTCCAGGTGATAAGATAAAAGAAGAAGATATTTGCTGGGACAATCAAAATATGGTTAATGCTAAATATGACCTTGTTATTATTGATGAAGCACATAAACTTAAAGACCACAAGAGTATTAGAGGTAGTATCATGAAAGATTTATGTATTAATTATGGTAATAAGAAAGTTTGGTTACTTAGTGGAACACCAGTAGCAAATAGACCAATGGATTATTATAACCTACTTAAGCTTATAGGGTCACCTATAGCTGATAACTGGAAACACTATGTAATAAGATACTGTGAAGGGAAACAAATCACTACAACACTTAAGAATGGATTCAAGAAGAAGATATGGCTTACTAATGGAGCGTCAAATCTTGAAGAATTAGCGATTAAGACTAAGAATGTATACTTAAGGAGACTTAAGTCTGAAATTGGTGATATGCCTGACAAGACTATTATACCAACCTACAGAACACTCACAACAAAACAACGTACTGAGTACAATGAACTTTGGGAAGAATATCTTATTGAAAGGAAAAGAAAGAAAAAGAGTGGTGAACCAGAACGAGCACTTGTTGAATTAGGTCTTCTTAGGAAATACGTTGCTATGCAATCAATACCACATACTATTGAATTAGTTGAAGATATGATTGAACAAGCTAATAAGGTTATAATTTTCACCAATTATACTGACGAATTACAAGCACTTGTTAAGCACTTCGGAAAGAGATGTGTATTTCACTTTGGTGAGATGAATGATAAAGATAAGCAGAAGTCTATCG